CCTCCGCGAGGATCTTGACTGTATGAATAGTAGCTGTAGCCCCAATTTGGAGTAGATCCGTGACCTCTACCGCCACCGCTGGCTCCATCTCCACCTGGTTCTGAGCTGTTACCACCACCACCACCACCACCTGCTCGAGCTAATGCAGAGCCAGTGATTGAGCTGCTGGTACCAAGTCCACCTTGATGATTCTGACCGGCTTGACTGGACCCACCACCGCCACCGCCCGACCAAGTATATGTGTATGGACTACCTGGAAACCCTTGACCCGGTTGGCTCGAACCGGCGCCGTAGCCGTAGGCTGCTCCGCCACCACTTCCACCGTATTGGCCGGCTGAGCCATGATAATAGCCGCCGTAACCTCCATAGATGCCCTGTATAGGTCCAAGATTACTAGAAGCGCCATTTGCACCGCCATTGTAAGGTTGAGGTCCACCACCTGTGCCAACTGTAACTGGCGTCGTGCCTGTTGTCAGGGGTGTGGTGCCTGATAGGTATCCTCCGGCACCGCCGCCACCATTGCCGTTGGTGCTGTATCCCTGGCCGCCGCTGCCGCCACCGCCAATAACTAGATACTCCACAGTTATACCAGCGGCGGTATTCACCAAATTCATTGCTGAATTTTTGTATTGGTCTTTGACTTTGACATTTAGCTGATGATCTCCCACGGTGGTAAACATGTGAATGGTATAGCCGCCAGCAGTGTATACTTTATCACCGCCAGTGATTTCATAGATAGATTCCGAAATTGCTTTTTCGGGCTGTTGAATATTTGATTGACTTCTTATTGTGCTGATAAAAGGCATATATTTCTCCTATGCTTACGATATAATAAAACTTTGGGCACCAGTTGATGTAAACTGATGAAGTTTATATCCGGCGGGTGTTGTGACTGTACCACCAGTGGCGCTAACGGAACCAGTGACCAAGGTGTGAACTACCAACCAGGTGTCTGTGCTGCGTTTTCTACAAAATAATTGTTCGTTAGCATTCATAGCCCCAGTACCAGTATTTCCTGTGAGTGTGACTCCAGCACCTGCTGTGAGAGCTACACTACCCGTGTTGATTCTAGCTATGCTGATCACTGTGCCTATGGGATACGCCACACTGCTATTGGGAGGTATGGTTATAGTTGCTGAGCTGGTGTTGTTCATGGTAACAACTTTTCCAGCGTCTTCTAATACACAGGTATAACTGCTTGTCTGCACATTTTCTACTTGGAGACTTGTAGCCAGTCCTGCTACTCTTAACTCAGTGACACTTAATGTTCCTGTGCTGGGCTGGAAAGTCAATTTTGAAGAACTACGTCTCACTGAGGTGATAGTAGTATCTGTAGTAGATGTAGTCAACGTCACAAAGTGAGATGCAGCATCAGAGGTATTATCCGTTAAAGATAATCCGGCAGTGGCCCAACTTAACACACCTGATCCATTAGTTGATAACAACTGTGTGTTTGTGCCGTCTGTACCGGGCAGTGTCCAGGTTACATTTGATGAGACTGTAGCTGGGCCTTGAAACGCCACCCAGTTTGAACTATCTGAATCTGCAAATCGAAGATCCCCCTGAGCCTGTAGCTGTGCATCACCAGCTATTTTAAATATGCCAGTGCCGGCAGGATCTATGGTAATGTCCAGATCGTCAGCAGCAGTTAGGGTGGTGTTATCTATATTAAAACCACCAACTCCTGAGCCGCCTGCTGTTCCTGCTGTATGTTTTCTACCCATGGTATTCTCCTAGTTAGGCCGTTGCAGTTTCAATGCCATAGACCACTGCATTGACACCAGTAGCACTGGAACGAACTACCAGTAATTTTGCTGCATCCATAACAATACCGGTGCGTTCTAACACACCTTTAGGAGATAGACTCACGTCATATTCCAGCCATTCAGCGTCAGTGGGTGACGCAGAACTTGCTAGTGCTATTCGTATCAGTGCTGCACTTGCACCACGATTTACCACACTGACTGTTGCCACTGTGAATGTTGTAGCAGGCACTGTATACAGTGTTGTCAGCGTGACTGCTGATAAATCTGCGGTTCCTAATCTTCCTGTTGCCATAATTTATTTCTCCATGTATATATTTAGTTCAAAAAGTAGTTGAATGCCAGGGGAACTCCGGTAACTCCGCCTCTGAATTCAAAATTAGCATTTATTTTAATTGGGCCGCCAGTAGTAGTAGTTATAATGTTAGAACTAATAAACACACTACCTGCTGTGATAGAGTTCACGTTCAAACTTGCACCACCACCTCCAATTTGGCCCGCAATATAAGCTTTGATTGCTCGCTGTGTGGGCACAATATTATCCGAATCTGCTGTAAAGAATGGATCTGTTGAAAATTCAGTGATTGTAGCTGAACCGCCGCCTAGTGTTACGTTGCCCAAGTTAAGTTCTTGCAGTCCGCTAATGTTAAATGCATCTGCATTCAGTGTAGCAATACCAGTGCTTTGCTCGATAGCAAACAGATCACCAACACGGAAGTTACCGTCTTGGTCTGTGGAGGTAAAGAACACTCGACCTCCTCCGTTGTCCACAGCTTCGTTGGCAGGAATAGCAGGTTGATTAGGCGCACCGGGATAATTAGTGTCAATGAAACTGCCTGTGCCTATGTCCAAGAAATCGTGTCCAGTTAATCTAACCTGACTGTATCTAATCCTAGTTTCAACACTAACTCCGTCTGCCGGAGCTTCTGATCTTGTCAGTTGTGGGCTAATTTGGAAGAATGCTGTGTAAGCACCCTCGTTTTCACCCAAGAATGTGATCACGTTGACCAACTTAAAAGTTCTGTCAGGTAGATGACTGAACACCACGTTGGCTCCGGGCACTGGTTGAATGCTGATTCTTCTCAGCGCCACAAACGAACCAGGTTGGAATAGGTTGGAATAACCATCACCTATGTCTACTTCACCGCTACCTGTGACATAACCCGATCCTCTGTTAACAAAACTAGGATTAGCTAACACACCGCTGCCGGTTCTCACGGTCACGGGGGATTCAAATGTGTTATTAGGATCAGTGAATGTAATTGTTGGCGCCGAGGCATATCCCGATCCAGGCTCTGTGATATTAACCTGGAACAGTTTGTCAGCAGCCACTTTAGCACGACCTCTAGCAGTGGCTCCGGTTCTAATATAAGTGGCCACTGTGCCTGTGCTGCCACCTACACCTACAAACAGGCCGTAGCGATTTCTATTACCAAAAGTGATTGCTGAGAAACCGCTAGCTGCCGTAGAAGTAGTTCTAGTGGTCCATGTTACTCCGTCTGGCGATGTTGCTGCTGCTGTAGTTGTGCTCACGGCAAGGAATACTCCCTGACCGTATGTAACTTTGGTCCACGATGCTGTAGCTGGTAATGTGCTAGATGACCAAGTTATACCGTCTAAACTATAGGCAGCAACAGTGCCGCTGGTGCTCGAAATAGCAACAAATCTGTTGTTACCATAGGCGATACTGTTCCAGTTTGACGAACTCGGCAATGTGCCTGCAGTCCATGTTCCTGTAACTGTGGTTGATGTGGCATGATTGGTAACATTAGTGCCGCTCTTAATTGCAACAAATCTATTTTTACCGTAGGCTATGGCTGTGAATCCAGTCGTGGTCAATGTGCCTGTCTGATCCCATGTTTCGCCGTCATTGCTGATTCTCACTGTGGTTACATCGCTGCTGACTGCCACAAATTTCTGTGCACCGAAGGCCACATCGACCCATACCGCAGAAGTCTGCATGCTGGTTGCTGACCAGGTAATACCGTCACTACTGTATGCTCCGGTAGTATTTGCACTTGTGCCTGCTACTGCTACGAATTTGCTGACCTTGCCCACTGTGGAATTGTCGTCAAACAGACCGGCGGCCATTGCAGACCAGTTCGCTCCGCTTGGCATCAAGCTAGTTTGTGAAGTCCAATTAACGCCATCTTCTGATGTTGCACCAGCGGTAACTCCATTGCGTAGAGCTACATATCTGCCACCTATGCCGTAACCTGAGTGATCAAAATCTAAGATAGCACCTGTGGTAGAATTCACTGCGGTAATAGTAATTATTAAATCGTTGGCAGGAGTTGTGCCGCCTAGACTATTACCTAAAATTGTTATGGTTTCTAGTCTGGTATATCCTGTGCCTGCGCTCTGTGTTGATGGTGTATATTTCCATCCATTGCGTATCACGGTGAATGTGGCTCCTACTCCTGTGCCTGTATATGTGCCTGTGACTGTAGTATACACCGCAGCAGTTTCGCCATATTTCACTGCTGTCCAGGCTCCGCTGGTTGGCAGAGTGGCAGCTGTGCTGGTGTATCCAGGCGCTGAGAACGTTACTCTAGGTTCAATGATATATGTCGAAGAAGCATCTGGAGATATAATTGCTGTGCCTGCTACTAAATGATCAAAACCTGCTGTACCGTCGGATTCTTTGATCAGCCCAGCTACTTTTGTACCTGAATTATATGTGGTGATAATACCAAACTGACCAACACCTGCGCCACCTGTGAGCACTATCTTCATGCCTATGTAAGCAGAACTAGATTCGCCGTCTGTGGCAGCTATGGTTACAGAAGTCAATGTTCCACCTTGGGCAGTGTTGGAGTTTGTGATATAACCAAATCCGCCAAGATTTCCCTCAGCCTCAGGAGCATTAGTGCTGTCGTCAATTAGGTCTAACATTCGAACTTCAAACACAGCGTCATCACGGAATTCATCTGCTTCGACTATAGCTCCGGAGCCGCCGCCGGTGAGTGTATAAGTGACTTCTGTATAGTCAATACCTGCATTTGTGAATTCTAATTGCACCAATGCTGATCCGTCAGTGATAACACGATCGATCTCTGCGTCAAATTGCAGTCTATTATCAACTATGGCTGTGCCGGCAGTTTCAGAGTTGTCAACCCCTTCTGCTACAGAACCAAAATCTCCGTATGAATTGTTGCCGTTTGTTCCGCGGATACGTCCGCCATTTTCAGCCAAATATCCAATGTGAGCATAGTAAGTAAACACTGAAACAAGTTCAGCACGACCGTTGTTAGTAATCCAAGCACCGATACCATCTGATATTACCTGGGTGAAGTCGTTGCTAACTATAGAATCATTACCACCGTTGTGCAGTGAGCCATCAATCTTTTGACCTACAGCCGCTGTGCCCAATGTGGTCAACCCCTGCACATATGGTGAACGTGTTATAATCCATGTACGATAATCCTCTGGCCCCCATCCTGGATCCAACGAAGCATATGCTCCTGCACTTACTCTAGAAGTACCGAATTCATTTTCTGCTAACAGATCACCAGTAAGTCCTTCGAGTGTTTGATCTCTTAGACCTGTGGCATCCCTGAGATAATACATGTCTTCTTCTAAACTGCCTGTTACACTATTTGCATAGTATCTAGCTGCGTATCTAGATTTGTAGTTGCCTGGATATTTCAAATCATATTTTAGCGCATCGATATAAGTGCCAACATCTCGCAGGCACGATGCACTATTGTAATACAATGCTACTGTCATAGATCCGGTGGCATTTGATGCAATATTAAATGCTGTGTTTGAATCTCTAGTTGTAGCAATTTTAAAAGTTGTTGAACTTACAACGTTTTGTATATAGTAGGTAGTGTCTGTGCTAATTCCGCCAAATGCAGTTCCTGTAAATCTTACTGCTGTATTACGTTTCATCCAGGAAGTGCTAGTGCAGGTAAACACATCTGTGGCTGCTGTGGCATTAGTTACTGTAGTTGTATATGTTGAATCGATGTAAGCATCAATCTCTGCAACTATATAATCTCTATTTCTCTCTAATTGCAGCACAGCATAGTCAATCATTCTGTTGCCTGTGGCACAACGACTGCCTTCATTAGTGGCACCGTAAAGGATATCATCTACTAAGGTCATTAGTGTTTCAATACGAGCCTGTGCAGTTGCGTTACCGCCCACATTGGCCAGTGCTTCTGTTTTGGCATTAGTTAATGCGTCTCTAGTAATGGTTTTTTGATTACCTACAAATACCTCTGCTGCTGAAGCTCTTAGATATGAGTATGCTGCTTCTCTAGATTTGAAGTTGCTGTTGAACATAAAGTCAAACATCACAGCTTCTAGAATCAATCGAGTATCTCTAATACACTTGGTTTGTAGATATCGAATCTTAGGAGTAACACCATCAGTTTTGTATGCACTTGGGAATATCGCAGTAAAGGAAGTACCACCTGACGATAGGCAAGATACAGTAATACTTGTTATGTTAACAATGTCGCCTGCTGCTAATCCGTGTGTTGCAGTAGTCACTACCGCATATCCTGTAGAGTTATTATAGACAAAGTTACTAACTGCTAACTCTGTTCCATTGGATTTCGTTACTATTCCACCACTGACATAGGTGTGTGCGAGAGTATGCTTACCGACGTAGATTCTAAAATCTGTCGAGGTCAACGAAGTTTCGTCTACTACAAAGTCAGTGTGCCATGCTACTGCATTTAGATCATCTACAACATTTTGGACAATGGTTTCTTGTGCAGCGTCTAATGTCACCGCAGCAGCAATCAAAGCAGTTGTTGATGTCACGGCATTGGTAGCAGTAGGATAGTCTATAACTTCTACAGGTATGCTAATACCAGCACCGTTGGTAAATGTAGTTAACACTGCGCCGCCATATGTAGCTGCCAGTTGGAATGTGTTAGTGTTTACTGTGCCTACTACCCAATATTTGACACCGTTGGTTAACCCGTTGCCAGTTTCTCTTGGAACAACTGCATCTCCTACACTTAATCCATGACTGTTGCTGGTAAGTGTGTCTGTACCAGATATTGTAGTAACTGTGATCTGTGGTGTTGTGGCTTCTGTGCTATCACCTTGTATGATGTTAGTGATGATGTCTACCAATGCACCTACTGTAGCGTTAGCTGCTGCTCCACCCGTTAAATTAGTGCTGTCGGTCCATTGAGTAGCAGTGTTGCCTGTGGATTTTGTTACTGTGGTATTGGCAATGATCTGTTGCACAATAGTTTTTAGTCTACCGTAGGCAGCTGCCGTTGCGGCGATTTCTGTGCTGTCAATTTGCAGTGCCGAGCTGTTATCTCCGTCAAAGTAGGCTGTGCCGGCTACTAGTGTAGCCCAGGTTCCGCCATAGGTCAAATCATAGCTCATAGCATCAACAATAAATGCTACATCACGCTTGCATTTGGTTCTACTAAATTTTAATGTGCTATAATTTTCATTTAAGAACGCTGTGATTTCGTCTTTGATAAATTCTTTGTTTTCAATCAGCAGCGTTCTTGCATCACCAAATCCTGATAAGAATGAACTATTATATCCTGTAGGATCTGCGGAACTCACCATGAATGTGGAACTGATCTTGAAATCAATTTGATGCTGCATGACTCTGACCAATTGTGCTGCATCTGCTGCTTCTTCGGTGCTGGCATATGGAAATGACGCACTTTGAATTGCAGTGTTACCTGAGCTTTCTGTAACGTTGGCTCCTCGAACAATTTGGTCAACCACTGTTTGCAGTCTAGTCAATGCTCCTATGCTGTAGCCTGCATCGGATCTGTTGGTCAGGCTACCTGCAGGACCTGCGTTGGTTGAGCGTAATTCGTCACCTTGTATACAGGTCTGTTCTGGCACAATAATAGGTAATGTTTCTCTATACTGTCCGGTAGCCACTTGGATCAAATTACTAGGACTACGTCTTGCCGGCACACTAGCTATGGCGGCTGCTATCTGAGGTGCTGTAACCGCTGCTGCTCTAGCTGTGATAGCATTTGTGATCAGTGTAACACTTGCTGTCACATTAGCCAATGCTCCAGATTCTGCTGTGAGATCGCTGTTGAAATATTGAGCTACTGTGGCAGTAGAGTTGTCGCCGTTCAGTGTCTGATAATTTATTGTTGGAGCTGTCTGTGCTAAAACATTTCCAACAACTGTGAGCATGTAGTTGTAGGCAGCAACGGATTCGTCTGATTCAATTGCTAAGCCTGGATATGCTTCTGTTTCGCCTTCGCTGAGTCCGCCGATTAGAGAATTAGCAACTCCGCGTGATTTAATATTACCACCATGGCATAGATCATAGGTTACCGCATCTAGTGTAAATCCTACATCTCGTTCGCATTTGAAATCATCGTAGACAAATCCGGAAGTAAATGGTGCAATGTTGTTAGTAATTTGATTCTGAATAAATTCTGTGACTTCGCGTTGAATGAACACACGATTTAATTCCAACAAATATCGTGCATCGGGATTGCGAGGACCACGTTCTACCTGTTCGCAAGCATAGCGAATAGTTTTCCAAGGTTTGTCCCAGGTTCTACCGTGTATTGGTGATGGTAGATCAGTGCCTGTAGTTGCTACAAAATAGGTGTGATCTATTTCGCCTAGAGTGACCCATGCTGGATCGATGCCTGTGGAGGTTAATACCTGGCCTTCACGGCCGATTGGTAGTCTCTGAGGCCCGTTACCGCCATAAAAGACTAGATCGCCGCGCACTGATAACACACTGGTTTCTGTGCCGACGTTTAGAATATTCCAATATGTTCCTGTGTTGTCTTGATCAGGTCTGCTGTTAGCTTGTCCACCACCTGCTGCACCTACAGTAGAACCGTCATCACCTTCTGATCTATGTGCCAATACGCAGATAAAGGCGTTAGCACCAAATCTTACGGCATCACCTAACACATATTCTCTGTCATCTGACCACTCTCCCTGCCAGCTGATACCAGCGTTGAGTCTTGACCAGTATGTAGCATTAGGTGGTTCTGCTGATACAGTGGCAGACATTGTGCCTGCAGCATCTGCAGTGATGTCGAAGGTTGTGCCACCTGGTGTTGTACTCACTGTGATATTGCCTGCTGCTACAGTTTTTACATAGTATCTAGCTGTGGTAAACACATTACCAAATGTTGTTCCAGTAAATCTTACTGCCATGCCTACTGCCATACCTACTGTCGAAGCTATAGTAAATGTATCTGTAGCCGCTGTGACTGCTGTAACAGTGTAAGTGTTTGAAGGAGAATCCTGTAAGGCCAAATAGGTATAGCCACCCATACTAACTACTTCACCAATTTTATAAGAAGTGCCGGCTGCCCACACAGATTGAAATTTAAATCCTTCTGTATAGAGGTCCCATCTTGATGACTGTGTTGGTGGTGTTTCAGAAGCAACTGCGGCAGTATGAATCGTTTTTGCTATGTATTGATTACCGCCATATCTAACAATGTCGCCGTGCTGATACAGAGTTGCATTGTTCCATGTATCTTCATACTCTGTGCCTTCTACAAATTGACTCCAACGCCCTGCTGTAGAATCTGTTAAAAATGCAGCGTCTGCGGTATGCTGTGTGACACAGATCCACAGGCCGGCACCATATTTTACCACATCATTGACTTTGTATCTGGTTACAGAAGCTACCCAATCACCTTTATATTCTATGCCAGGATTAAATGAATCCCATTTAGCCTGGTCTTGTTCTAATCCGGATGCAGCGGTAGCTGCAGAAGTATGGTGAAGATTACACACATAGGTATAACCTCCATACTGCACTAGATCATTTACTTTGTAGCGAGTGGATACTGTCCAATCGTTTTTCCAATCTAATCCTTCTGCATACAAAGTCCACTTGGATTGATCATTTTCTAAGCCTGACGCTGTGGTAGCTGCTGAAGTGTGACTGTCATTACAAATATAAAGCAACCCGCCGTATTTGACCACGTCGTTGAGTTTGTAGAAAGTGCTAACATTCCAGTCCCCGGTCCAGCTTTGACCGTCGCTCATCTGATTCCATTTGGTTGGACTGTATTCTAAATCTGTGTTGAAATCTGAAGCAGAAGTATGTCCCACTGCACAGATATAGGTGCGAGCACCATACCTTACCACATCATCAATATAATAAGTGGTAGATGGGGTCCATGTGTTTTTCCAAACAAATCTAATTCTACCTAGTTTAAATTCTGCCATTTTCTACTCCGTATTCTATATTTAGTTTGTTCATTACTTGAACGATCTGTAAAACATTGTCTGGGCCAACATGCTGCCACTTATTCCTGAATTTGCCATGTTAAATTCCGCTAATACCGGCACAATAACACGTAGTCCTGCAGTGTTATTGATTCTATCAGGTCCTACTAACACAGTTCCTGCTATAAAACTGCCTACTGCAATTTCCGACCCCCCTACGCTGAGTCTATTTGCTAGATAAGCAGCTATGGCTCTTTGGGTTGGGACAATGTTATTAGAATCTGCTATGAACAACGGATCAGTAGAAAATTCTCTAACTACTGCGCCAGTTCCACCAATTCTAATTCCACCGAGTCGCAGTTCAGTGAGTCCAGAAAGATCAAAGAAATCAGAACTAATTGTCACAGTTCCTGTGGATTGTTCAACTGCAAACAACTCGCCTGCTCTAAAGTTACCACTTTGATCTGTTGAGGTATAAAACACTCTACCTCGATCTTCTTCTACTATTTCATTAAAAGGCTGTGGTTCATAAAATCCACTGTATAATTCTGGATAATTAGTTTCTTCAAAATTGCCTGTGCCTATGTCTAAGAAATCATGACCTGTAATTCTGCACTGGCTGAATCGTGTTCTAATAGTTATTTCTGTGAGATGTTGTAAATTATCACGAGCTTTAATTTCTGGTGTTACACGTATTCTTGCTGCCAGCCCTCTGTCTGTGAGACCTAGTTCTTCGATGGTCACAAGAGTGTATGATCCGCTGAGTCCTGAAATTACTAAATTTGCTCCAGGTCCTGGATATGCATCTAAATCGTTGATAACAATAAATTTTCCAGTGGGAATCACATCTGCAAATCCGTCACCAGATACGGTTACTCTAGTAGATAGTGTTCTATATCCTAGTCCCCGATTCAGCCAACTTGGCTGTGCTAATACTCCGTCTCCAGTGCGGCATTCAATTTTTGCATCTCTATTGTTGTTGGGATCGACAAATGTGCAGGTAGGCCCTTCGGTATATCCGGATCCTGGATCCCATAATTTCACACCGCTTATTACTCCACTAGCGATTGTCACACGCCCTAATGCTCTTGCACCAGTTTGTATCTTGTTAAATTTATTTGAATTATCAATAGCGATCCATGTAGGTGTATTGTTTCCTACTGTGGAGTCTCTAAGATCTACGTACGGAGTGCCAAATGCCACTGACTGCCATGACTGTATACTAGCTAGTGTTCTTGAGGTCCATACAACACCGTCAAAACTGGTTGCTGCAAAATTAGTGAGACCCGACGTTGGATCATTACCGACTGTTCTAAATCCGGTGTCTCCCACTGCAAAGAACACACCTTGTGCATATCTAATTTTTTTCCAGTTGTGTGCGGTGCTGCCATCTTGTGACGGCATAACAGCAGGCAACCAATCATTGCCATCGAAGCTGTAGGCAACATCGCCTGTGCTGGAAATTGCAACAAATCTACCGTTGCCGTAGGCAATGCTGACCCAATCTTTGGCGCTGGAGTCTGCGACCACATCCATGATATGGCCTGTCCATGACCATGTGTTTAATGTGCTGTTATATGTGCCTACTGCCACGATGTTTCCACTGTTGGCTAATGCCACATATCTCTGCTTGCCATAGGCCGCGTCCACCCATTCGTTTAGTGTAGAATCGCCGAATGAGGGTAACACCAGTGAACTCCAGGTAGTGCCATTGAGACTGTAGGCTGCTGAGTTAGAGTCTGTGGCCACAGCAATAAATAAACCGCCACCGTAGATACAGGAATTCCATTGGCGAGATGCTGGCATGCTTCTTGTGATCCAATTTATGCCATCTGTAGAACTTGCTGCTACTGCGCTGCCTTTTCGAATTGCTACAAATAAATGATTACCTAATGTTGGATAAGTTACTCTGCCTGCTGCTAGACATTTCCAATCACCTACAGTAGGCATATTGAATGTAGTCCAGTTGGTGCCATCTGAACTATACATAGCAGCACTACCGGCAGTAGATACCACCACAAATCTACCGCTGGCTGCTAGATTGTCTTCTCCTGTGCCGTAGGTCTTTTGTTGTGCGGACAGTATAGAATTTGTGCTGTCATCACTAACATCAGTAACTAAAATTAATAAATCGTTGATCGGTGTAGCTCCACCTATAAGGTTACCGTCTATGGTTAGTAGCTGTCCAGCCTCATATCCTGCACCTGCATTGTTGATAGTCAGTGTGTAATTTCTACCTTGTTTCACTATGTCAAACGTAGCTAACGCAGCAACAATATCTATAGTAGTGCCAGTGCCTGATTCATTAACCGCTATGTTTGTATAAGTTTCAGTAGTGTCACCAAACACAATTTCTGACCATGTTGTAGTAGCAGGAGTTGTAATTTCTTGGGCTGAGTACACCGGAGCAGAAAATATTACTCTAGGTTCTATTCTATATGTGGTGTTGGTCAACAACGGAACTGTGACTGGTTTTCCAGGCACCACATGATCCCAGCCCGGTTGATCATCGGATTCTCTAGCCACACTCATCACTTTAGTGACGTTATCATATGCAGTAATATACCCATACTGTCCTGTGCCTGCACCGCTGGTAAGAATTATCCGCATGCCAAGATATTCTGCGATAGAGTTGGCATCATTGGTGGCTATGGTAATTGTTGTTGCATCGCCACCTTGTGCATTGTTCTGTACTACTACATAACCACTGCCGCCAATTTCTTGTGCTATTTGAGTGGTGCCGGCATTGACATCAAGTCGTCGTGCTTCAAACACAGCATCATCTCTGAACTCTTCAAAAACCACACTGGCATTGACGCCAGCACCAGCAAACGTTGCAGTAGCCGAGGTATAATCCTGACCCATATTTGCCCATTCTAAAATCTGTATTTCGTCAACAAAATCTCCAGCAAAAGCTGCTGCCACAATGGCCTGTTGAGCTCTGGTATAGTTCCTTGCTATGACTGGTGTTTCTGAGGCATCGATGCCGTCTGCGATGGCGCCATACGTACCATAAGAACAGTTGCCGTTTGTGGCTCGTATAACACCACCGTCTTCGGCAAAATATCCAATATGACAATAATATGTGAACACCGAAACCAATTCTGCTCGACCGTTATTACGCACCCAAGCTCCGATTCCGTCACTTAAGACCTGTGTGAAGTCGTTGCTAACAATAGATCTATTGCCTCCGTTGTGCAGAGCACCGTCGATCTTTTGTCCAACACAGCCTGTGCCTATGGTAGTAACACCTTGAATATAAGGAGATCGAGTAGTGATCCAGGTACTATTATCGTTTGGTCCCCATCCTGGATCCAGCGACACATAGGCACCTCCCAGCGGTATCTGATATAGATCAAAGGCCACAGGCGGATTCAGGGTTGATTCTAATCCCTTCAAAGTGCAGTTGCGTATTCCGGTAGCATTTCTCACATAGAACATGTCTTCGGTATTTGTGCATCCTAGTATTTGATTTCTATAATATCTTGCTGTTAACAAAGATTTGTAATTGCCTGTATATATGATATCATATTTCCAAGCATCTACATATCCACGAATACTGTGTCGCAGCATATCCGCATCAAAATCATATGTAGGATATGTGGCCTGCATGTAGGCCACAGCTTCTGCAATGATAAAATTCTTGTTGGCTTCTAACACCAACACAGTATTGGTGTATGCTGTAGAAGTCTGTGCAGTATTAGTGCCTACTACTGCAGGATTTGAACCAGAACTGTTTACATAAAAATTGATGTAGGAAATTATATCTGTGATTTTGTTTTGTATTGCCACAGCAGCAGCACTGCTGGTAGTGATAGGCTGAATAACTGTGTTTAGTATCTCATTTAGCGGATTCTCAGGGTCAAATATTGGTGGGTTAAATGATACTTGAATCGATTCTGTCAAAATCACTTGATTCAAAGAATTACCCACAGATTTCGCTGGACTGATTGGAGTTCCTGCTATAATCGCTTGTATTATTCCGGAAATTCTATTTAACACAGCTATATGTCGTGTGCGATCTGTAGCCGATAGCACTGGGCTCGATGGCTTTATTGTTGTGCTACGAAGTTCAGCACCTAGTATCACTGTTTTAGGTGGCACAATAATCGGAGTTAATTCCGTGTATTCACCTACAGCAACCTTGATGGTGGTATGTCCATTGTAGCCATCATTAACCTGTTCACAGGCAAATCTAATAGTTTTCCAAGGCAAGAATTGACTGGTGCCTCTTTCTGGATTGGTGTAATCATCGACACCTGTAGGATCCACGTATCTTACTCTAGCTAGATCTCCCCAGTATGCGTAGTCAATACTGCTTTCTTGATTTGCTATAACAACTTGATTTTCTAATCCAACCGGAACACTAGTGAGACCAAACGTGCTGCCGTCACCTACGATTGATCTTGAAAGGTCAAAGGTTAATAAATCCCCACGCTGCGACATTCCTATTTCTGAACCTGCCTGAAGCACGAGATCCCAATAATTTATACCCTCGCCGTTATCTCCCGGAAAATTAGCATTGGCAGCAATGTGTTCAACTGTGGCCTTATAGGTATTGCCTTTAAATACCACAAGTTCATTAAGACTATACGATGCACCTACAATCCAACTACCTCTAAATGTTTGAGCCACATTAACCAGTTCCCAATTACTGGAATCTAAATAATCCAAAGAACTGCCATCATTTACTGTATCAGCTATCGCTGTGTATAGATTTCCTCCACGACGAACTACATCTCCAACTTTATAATCTGTATCTGCACTCCATGTGCCCATAAAATCAGTGGCTTTTGATAGTACCTTCCAATTTACAGTGTCTTCGGTGATACTAGAACTGTTGGTATGATTGGTAACGGAGATATATAGATATCCTCCATATCTTACTATGTCGCCAATGGCGTAATAAACTGCATTGCTCCAGTTTTGATAAAAATTAAATCCAGAAAATTCTGTAACAAAATTTTCATTGGTGATATTAGATCCTGCAACATGTCCTGTAACACAACGTAAAATACTACCACCATATTTTACAAGGTCGTTGCGTCTGTATCTAGTAGTAGCAGTCCATGTTCCTTTATATTCTATACCTTCGTAGTATATTTGCCATAATTCCCCGGCACTGTCGTCTTCGGTATCATTGTTTCCTATTTCTAAACCCAAATTTGTAGTAGATGAAGTGTGACCTATAATACATCTGTAAACAATACCGTTGTATCTAACAATGTCTCCAATACCGTATCTAGTAGCTGGCGTCCATGCTGATCTCCAATTGTCTGTTGATAGATATACAGCCCAATTTATTAAACTAGTGTCGAATATTGCTACAGACGTGTGGCTGGTAATACAAATATAGATAACACCACCATACAGTGCTAGATCACCTGGATTGTATAGAGTTGTAGGATTCCAATTTCCGCGCCATGCATATCCGTCGGTCATCTTAATCCAGGCCGGAGTCGGTTGAGTGTCTCCAGGATTACTATAGTAATTTTGGTCACCCGCAAAAGTGGATGCTGTGTGTTGTCTTTGGCATATCCAAGTGCTGCCTCCATACCTCACCACATCATCTTTAAAATACGTAGTTGAATCAGCTGCCCATTCATTCTTCCACGTATATCTAATTCTACTGATCTTAAATTCTGCCATGATTTATTCCACTTTAACTTGAATGACCTGTGGGATAGGTGTATCCCTGATTTATTCTCTGGGTTAATCTTCCCTGATTATCTACATAATACAACATGTTTCTGTTGTCCCAACGATATTGTGTCCAGACTAAATTGTCATATTCTACTTCGTGATCTTGCGTGATACCATCAAAATAATCTACGCCTGGTTCAAAATCTTCAAAATTTTCTTCAGGAGCGCCTGGTAAATTTAATTCAATGCTGTCTTTGTCTTTGAGTTGATCACTTCTATACAAAAATAATTCTCCGTCGCTGTTTCTACGCAGAGCATACCAATAGCGAGGACTATCTCCTAGTGCTTCATCTGGACTTTGACCTAAATAATAATTACTTGGCATGATTTTTCCTTAAGATATTTCTACATAACTAACAACAACATCAATGCTGTCTTCGGTATCGCTGACTATTCGTATACCTGCGGTTTCTGGTAATATCAGTTTTTCACCTTGTGTGATAATCTTAGCTGTGCTGTTAGGAGAAATTGATAATCCTCGTATATAGTGTGCTTGAGTAGAATTTTCATCTATAATATACACGTCAACTACGGCGGTGTCATAGTCTGTGATATTGGCCAAATTCAATCCAATCACCGTAGCTCTTACTCCCAGTGGTATCTGTATTACATCAACAGGAGTAGTTCCTATATTAGTGTTAACCGCATGTCTAAATAAGGTTGGCATATTTTATCCTAGTGTGAGTGCTATCTGCACTGCAATGTCGTTGGCCTGGGTAATACTCACAGCTCCCGATGCTCCAGCCGGTGATGCCCAAGTTAACCCGTCCCATATTTCTAATGCTTTAGAATTGGTATTAAATCTAGTCATTCCTAAAACTGCATAAGCTGTAGGACGTTGTCCGTCATCTCCTCTAGGAGGAACAAACCCATTAGTACCTTGTATTTTAAAATAGCCTGTGCCAGACTGTGCTATTTGTGTGATTGCATTTGTAGACACATTTGTAATAACGTTGTCAACAATTCTAAAATTACCTAATCTAACACCGCCTGCACCGTTGCCATCAATGTATAGATCTTGTCCAGTAGTTGTGGTAATCTCATTGTCACGGAACATCAAGTTTCCAACATCCAATGCTGGAACGTTTATAGTATTGGTATAAAAATCATTGACATAGATAGCTCTCCAACGGAATGTGGGAGATCCTAGATCATAAAGATTATCAGTTTCTGGCACAAGGTCGCTGCGAATGCTGGCATTGATTACAATATTATCTGTAAGAGCATCACCAATAGTTATATTTCCGCCAATGACTATATTACCGGTAGCACTTACATTTCCTGTAACTGCTAGATTTCCTGTGATATTGGTGTTGGCTATGACATTAACTGTGCCGGTTCCATTAGGGTCTATTTCTATAGAACTGTTGCTGACAGTGGTTGATATAACATTGCCTTGCAGTTGTAAATCGTCTATCTGCAGTCTTGAGTGGTAAACAGTGGCTTCACCTGCTGCCGCTGCAAAATTTATAGTGTTGGAATCACTAGTTATGGTATTACCAGTAAAGTGTAAGTTTCCAATATTTAATTGATTGTCTACTGTGACGTTTGTAGAACGGGTGTGTCCGTTGACATCGAGGTCAACCGTTGGGGTCGCTGTGCGTATCCCGATTCGAGAGTTCACAACATCTAGATAGAGTAAGTCCGTCTCGAATGCCAGATTTTCTCCTGCACGAAGAAGATTTGACTTCAAGAGCTGACCGGAAATGCGACCGATAGCCATTAGCTCTCCAATTTACCCGGTGTTACACCGTTAACCAGATTTTCAGCTCACGCTCTTTGCCGGTTTACCGCAGTCGGATCCTGCAAAAATGGTCGTTTTTGCAATTAAAAGTATTTATCGATTTTTGAAAATTACCCTAACATCAGGTTATAAATATGGCTGAGGTCTTCCATAATCTCAACACTAACTTCGACACCGCCACCTGTGCCGATTGCCCACACAGTGCCGTCGTAACATTCTAAATATCCTTCTTCAGTGTTCCACCGTGTTTCACCAACTTCTGGGCTGCCTCTTCTCTGGGAATTATCTCCTGAGGGTATGACAAATGCATTGGTATCCATGAATCTCAAATATCCAATGCCTGCTGTGCTGGCAAAAATCAATGGTGTATTTAAGAGGTTGGTTATGTCATTGTTCTGCCACTGTGTGGCCTCTATGCGAGTAATGCCTGTGTCTGGCAATAATACTACATCGTCGTTGCTCTGCGTGGCCGATATTTTATTAATTACTCCGTTAAGGATAAGTTGATCACTAACTGTTACTGATTGCGACCGTAGTCCGCTGCCGGGCCATGCTCCGTTGGTTATATTTGTCCAGTCCGGTGCATGTATTTGACTCCAACGCCTTGCACTGCTGTCACCTGCGTCTGCACCCATAGCATAGGTCAAATCATCTCCAGGTATGATGCTTTGAGTAAAATCTGTGTTTATAGTAATCGTATCTAAAGTTTGGTCACCAAATGTCAAGGTTCCTTGACCTGATAAATTTCCGCTGATATTGATGTTTCCACTTACTGCAAGATTACCAGCGATGTCAGTGTTGGCTCTTAACTCTACTGTTCCTGATCCGTTGGGATCTAGAACTATGTCGCTGTTAGACAAGCTAGATATAAGATTGCCATCTAATACAAGATTGTTTGTGATCAATCGATCATGAAATATTTCGCCGTCACCGTTGATATACACATCAATACCACCTACACTGGTGGTAAAATTATCAGGTGAATTTATTCTTAAATTGCCTGGAGCTATCTGTGTGACTACAGTGAGATCGTTGGTTGTAAAATTGCTGTTTACATCTAACGTATATACTGGCGTTGAATCTCTAACGCCAATACGTTGATTGTTGACATCTATATATAGTAGATTAGTTTCAAACGCAAGGTCAACGCCTGCACGTAACAGGTTGTCTGTTAATACCTGTCCACCTATGCGCCCCAATTGACTCATGGTTAGTTGGCGTATCCGTAGTATACAGTTACGTAAACTGGATTACCGCCTCCTCCCGATGCTGGTACTGCTGATGTAAATGTGAGATAGTATCCAGCGATACGTACCTTACCTGATCCTGTAGGAGTCCCGCCACTTTTTGTAAACACTGTGCCTACTGTGTTTGCACCTGCACCGAATGATGTAAATGTTGTAGTTCCTACCGAAGTAATTATATAACTTGTGCCGTTGTTTCCGCTACTCAATGATGTGGCATTAATTTCTGCGCCTGTTCCTGTGCTTGTGGGATTTTGAACCACTGTAAAATTGGTGGTAGAAATCTGCATGACGTTTTCTACTAATACCAACACATTATCTGCACTGGCAGCATACGATGGTGCATAGGTGCTGTTCAACGGTCCAAAAATAGTAGAAACACCGTCTCCTGGGCCTAGTGTTTGTTTGGTAATAGCAGCAGCAAATGGACTTGCTACTGTGACCCAGGCGCCGCCTACATAAGCTTCTAGTGCTGGAATTGTTGTGTTATACCGAATAGTGCCGTTGGCATCTGTAGGTTGCCGAACACTGGTCAACTGTGGTCGTTGTGCAGTTGTGCCTTTGGGCAACATCATACCACCGTTGGCGTTGATCACTACTCTATTGCCAGGACCGTTGCCAGCAGGATAATAAATCAACGCACGATCGTTGATGCTAAACTGAGAAATATTTTTAGTCTTTAAGAATTTCATACAGCTAATACGCTCACAGTTACACTTAGTCCTGCGGCTTGTGAAGTGCCAACCCATATTTGGTCGCCGCTGGCCAACACTATGCGTTCTTCAGAAAAGAACACAGTTTCACCGGCAGGTATTACAAGATTGCTGACCACAAGATTACCAGCTGCATAACTTAGTCCGCTTCGAACTATATAGATATTTACTGTAACACTGTTAGTAGTTTCGTCTGCAGGATCGGGTGCTAGTGTGTTGCACAATGCTATGGTGGTCACGGCATTTTCTCTACCCGTCACTCCACCTCCAATAGGCCCGCCTGTGGTTGAGCTGGTAAACACTTTAACTGGAATAGTGACATTGGTAGAATCTACCAGTGATAGTGTGCCTTCGGGATTTTCATAGTTTCTTATCATATGTGTCTCTTAAAATAGCATGCTGAATACCAGTGCTTTGTTTTTACTTATTAACTCACCGTTTTGTTTTGCAGTTTCTGCGCTGTCGTTGACAAAATATACTCCTGTAGTGCCTGTGCCAGGCACAGCTGCATACAACAACACGTTGTCGGACACATAACTAGGAACAGTGTTAATTTTCTCAAACTGCATGGCATAGTTGGTTTGAAGTTTGCCTGTGCCTTGTGTCCGAACATAGATGTTTTCATTGGTTATACCGGCACGACTTGAAATTTCATTGCGATCCAAGCCGCCACCGATTTCTAAATCTCCAACTTCAAATCTATTTGTATAAAACTGTCCGACTAGAGCATTGTCTACTATTATCGAAACTGCACTTTCACCAAAAGTATTATAACTAGTGGTTGCTGTAAAATATGCCAACGATCCAGCTGTGCCAGCGAGATTAGGAGTAATATCTTTGTCTGCAATAACCACTCTGGTGTCTTGGCTTTGTGGTGCTACAATTTGAAATGTGGGATTATTTTGAATTGCATCATCAACAAATTTCTTGTTTGGAATATCATCATCTTCTGTGACTTGATCTTCATAATTAATAGTACCCAACACTTTTACTACTCCGGTGCCGGTTCCTATCAGTGTGAGGTCACCTGAATCGGTGGTGCTGTTTGTTAGTATCTGTTTGAGGCGAAGACTACTGGCATCAAAATTAAACGGCCCTGGAGCAGAACCATGCGCGATTAACCACGAGTCAGTGCTTTCGTCGTAGAGCAAGCTGGCGTTGTTCTGCGGAGTTACTGCAGAAGTATTGCCACGATCGATTTCAACACCAGAATATATCAGGGTAACACCTGGTCCTACTTCACCAGTGTTTAGCGATATAATGTTATCTTCAATGGTTAAGTTAGTAGTACTGATATTAAAGGTATCACCTTCGACCACGAGATTACCAGTGACTCGTACTGACCCACCACTCACAGCAGGTCCAGTGTCAAGTGTTATCTTGGCACCGTCGCCTGCTCGAATGTTGTAGTCGCCGTTGACTCTTAGAAACTGTCCCATTTACGGTCCTAAATTACGGTGCTGTTAGAGAAAGTATGCTAGTTGTAGAGTCGTTAACTATAGACCATTTGTATCTTGTGCCGTTAAAATCTACAGCTATTTTGTTGGTTAACTTGGCTATTCTTATACCCTGTCCGTTAAATTCACCCATAATGCTCATTTCATTTGCATCTAAAGCACCGTCTGCTTTATCTACTAGT